AGGAGTATATAAAATGGCAGAAACAATATTTTTCTTTGATTATTTCTATGATGGAGCAGCGGAAAGACTTATTAAAGAAATAGCAGTAAAAGCAAAATTTACTAAAGATATCAGGTTAATAATTAATTCCGCAGGCGGCAGCGTAACAAGCCTTTTAGCTATTATTGATGCAATAAACTTAATGAATATCAATCTTGAAACTGTTTGTATAGGGCAAACTGCAAGCTGTGGAGCTTGGCTTCTCAGTATGGGTAAAAAAAGATATATAACAAAAAACGCAAGAGTTCTTCTTCATCAAGTTTCAGGCGGTTGTCACGGTGACATTCAAGATATGGAAATCGGCATTGATGAAGCGAAAAGAATAAATGAGAAAATGCTTGATATTCTCAGCGTAAACTTGAAAAAAGATAAAGAAGTTCTACGAGAAGAATTAACAAGGGATAAAATCCTTACACCTGAACAGGCCGTTGCTTACGGAATAGCTGATGAAATTATCGACAATATGGCTGTTGATTACGAGGTTACGCTCTTCAAGAAAACTCAATTTGAGGAAGCCGTCAAGGAATCAGTCAAGCAACTTTCTGAAAACAAAGAAATGAAGCTTTATTCAATCAAGGACAAGGAACTTTTTAAGGCAGGAACACACAAAGACAAGACATATACCGAAAAAGATATTGAAAACCTTGTAAATAATACTAATTTATTAATGAAAGATTATTCTTACCAAGTGCCGATTAAACTCGGTCATGACGATTCCAAGACAATGCTAGAAATGCTTTCCGAAGACTTTAAAAAATGGTTAAAAAGTGATTCGATGCCGGCATTTGGAAGTATTGAAAATATCCGCAAAGTCGGAGAATCAGCGGTTGGCGATTTAGTTAATATCCCAGAGCCGATTTTCAATTTGATAGATAAACAATTATTTTGCAAAAGATCACCGGAAATATGGACAAAATATAAAATACAAAATAAAGAATTGGGTTTAGTGTTGGATTCTATAGCCCTTCTGGGTGCTACTCAACCTGAAATCCCTGATTTATTCACTAAAGAAAAAGATACAATAGACAATGAGGAAGAAAAAATGACAAAAGAACTCGAAGCACAATTAGCAGTAGAACAAGCGGCTAAAGTTAAAGCCGAAGCCGACAAAGCAACAGCAGAAACCAAAGCAAAAGAAGAATCTGACAAAGCAGCAGCAGCAGAAAAAGAACTTGCTGAATTCAAAGCAGCAGCTAAAAAAGAAAAAGTTGAAATCAAGGTTAATGACTTGATAGCAAAAGGTTCTATTTATCCTTATCAGAAAAAAGCCCTTACAGCTGTTCTTGAAAAACTTGAAGATAGCGAAGAAAAAATCACTTTCAGTAAAGACGACAAAGAACAGGAACTTAATATTTCAAATGCTTTTGAAGATTTATTCTCTAATCGTCCAAAAATTGATTTAACAGCTACTTATTCACAAAAAGAAAAAGAAGAAGCTAATAAAAACCTCTCTGAAGCAGAGAAACAAGCTAATGAAATCCTGAAAGCAAGCGGTCTTTCAGATGAAGAAATAAAAGCAATGGCATAAGGTTTTTAGCCTTTTAAAAAATAAGAGAACAGCTCACCTCTTTAATAGTGGACTAATAGTAGTACAAAAAATTAAACAAGGAGATAAAGCTCATGGCATTAAGTGCAAACAAATCTACTGTTTATGTAGAAAAAGAAACAAGAAAAAGAGTTCCGGTAGGAGCAGGAGCAGTTCATATTTATGCAGGTGCTTTGCTTAACTACGGCACAGACGGTTTTGCGAAATTAACAGCTGATACCCCAGGAGAAAAATTTTGCGGTGTAGCTCTTGAAGAACTCAATCAAGCAGCCGGTGGAACTGATGGTGACAATACTGTTCTGGTAATTCCTGTTGGTTCAGGCGCGTTAGTTGAAATGAAAACTGGAACTATAGCAGCAACAGATGTAGGCGTTGCAGTTTATGGAAAATCTGACGATCAAGTAGAATTAGCAGCTACTACTACTAATGATATTCAAGTCGGTACTATCAGAAAATTTATAACAACTACTCTAGCAGAAGTTCAAATCTAAAAACATTTTCAACCAATAAGACATTTTATATATAGTTTCCCTCCAGTTTTTCGGGAGGGATTTTTCGTAAGTAAAAATTTATAAGGAGAAATAAAAATGCCTCAAGCAGCAGGTTACACAGTTGACGGTTTAGTTACAGCTTTTAACAAGGTTGTAACAGCAGGCGGAATTAAAAAAGTATTGGAAAGCCTAACAGGTTCAGGTCTTGGTTCTATTCTAAAAAAATACAATGTTACCCCTTCTGAATCAAACAATTACCCTTTTTCTAAATTTATGGGCGGAATGAAAGAAAAACTTGGAGCAAGAAAATATCAAACTCCAAACCAAGCGTACAATATGGCTATTCCTAACGTAGAGTACGATGATGGCATGGTTCTTGAAAGAGTAAAATTTGAAAGAGCAGCAGCAGCAGCAATGAAAAATCCTCTTTCTGGGCTTAATATCTATCAAGATCAGATTGATAGTTTTCAGACAAGAGCAGTAGATCATCCAATAGAAAAAGCAATGGTTTTGCTTGAAAATGGTGATGCTAATACTTACGGTGTTTGTATTGACGGGCAAAATCTTTTCGATACAACACACGATTATGGGAATGCAGCTGGTACTCAAGATAATACAGTTTCCGGCGGTGGTGAAACTTTAGCTTTAGTACACGCTGATGTTATGACTGCTATCGGAAAAATAGAAGGCTTCTATTGGACTGGCTCTGACGATGCGAAAAGATTGTTAAATCCAAGAGTTACTAAAATAGATATCTATTGCGCTCCTCTCTTAGCTCCGATTTTTAGATCATTAAAAGCTCAGGATAATATTTCAACCTCAGTTACCAACGAAGCTAAAGGATATATCGGAGAAATTCATGTATGGCCGTTTACTGATGGTGACGATTACTATGTAGTTGATGTTTCTGACGATATGCGTCCAATTCTTTTTCAAGAAGAAAAAGCTCTTGAATTCACAACACCAAATCTTCAAAGCGAATCATACACAGAAGAAGGACTTCTTAAATATGGTGCTAACTATAGAGGCGGTTTCGGTTATGGCGCATGGTGGAAAGCCGTAATGGTAACAAATTCATAGTTTAATTTAAGTTATTTATAAGTAATAAAAAGTTTTATTAAAGGGGTTTGAAAAATAGCCCCTTTAAAACTTTTTAAAAAAGAGGATACAAAAAATTATGCAATTAATATCAAAAGAAGGTGTAAAACTCCCAAAATCAGAAGCCTTGCACTATGAAATTGAAGTTAAGCAATTAAGAGAAGGTCTTTATAAATTAACTTCCGGTAAATTCGTTATTAATGTTTCACAAAAAAGGCTTGATGAAATTATAAAAGCTATAAATCCCGAAGAAAGCGTAGTGGATCTTGATAGTGATTCAGATGATGATTTAAACGAACTTGGTCTTGAAGCTATAAATCCTGAAAAAATTCTTGAAGAAAGAATTGCATTAGAGCTTCAAGCAAAAGAAGCAGGTGTAAAAGGCAATATTTCAAATATGAAAGATGCGACTCTTGTAAAAAAAATAAAGGAAGCCGAAGGAAATGCCTAAGAGCTTAAAGCAATATCTTTTCAAATATTCTGATAATTTTACATTTGATGAAAACTTGATTGAATCCGCAAGCGGTGTTTTACGTTTATCTGATGCGTATTCTACCGCTTATGATTATTGTAATCTAAATCCGTCAATTGCAACTAAAAAGAGTATTCCGCTTACTGCAATAAACTCTTTTGTTCCCATAGTAACAGAGCCGACCGGAACAGCCGTTCAATATACTCTAATAAAAGACGGACAGGATTATTATTATCATTCTGGTTGGGTTGTATCTAATGGCAGTTATTCGCAAAGCAATACCCTTGCAGAGATTCAGGCAAATTTATCAACTTTCACGACTGAAAGAACCAGAGTGAAAATCAGAATCTTTTTAAATTCTAACGGAACCGCCACACCCTCTATAAGTTCATTAAATTTTGGCTTTGATTATACAGGATATTGCACTCCTGATGATGTCAGAGCCTTAATGGGTCATATTGGTTCAACTTCAGGCATTGACGATGAAGATTTGATAGGAGTAATTGAAATTGCAGATGATCAGATTAATTCGTACCTTGGAGAATATACACTCCCGTTTACTTCGACTCCCTCTCAAATTAAAAGCTACTCGGCTGTTATTGCTGCTTACAATTTACATTCAAATCTTGAAACTACTGAAGGTGGTACTACAAAATCCCCTCAAAGAGTGCGGTACGAACAAGCTATTTCAGAACTTGAAGATATTTCTAAAGGTAAAAAAGTTATCTTCGGATTAACAAAAACGGACAAAATTATTTCATATTCTTCTTCTGAAACGGTTGTTGAAGCAAATGAACCAGTAATAATGTTTGAAAATTATTCAGGTTAATTAATATGTCTGATATTACAGTAAAAATTGACGATAAAGGGCTTTTAAACCTCATTAATTTGATGAAGAAAAAAGCATTAAATATGCGGACACCTTTTCGACAAGCTTCTGTTGATTTACATAATGACGTGATAGATAGATTTACACAGGAAAAAGACGAAAAAGGCAGTAAATGGAAACCTTTAAGCCCTGCAACGATCGCAGCAAGAATGAAAAGACGTAAAAAAGCTAATTCGGCAGGAATACTAAAAGATACAGGCAGGCTGAGAGGAAGTATCAGACATGCTTCAAATCAATTTGGTGCGGAAGTTAAAACAAATGTAGAATATGCAGCTATTCACAATTACGGTGGAGAAATAAAAATTCCTGCAACAAAGAACTTT